GCCGATGGGGACTTCCCAGCGGCTGCTGTTATTGTCCCGACACTGGCTAACAAGGGTGACAATGCTGCGGACTTCGATTATTCAATTGACTGGATTCGTGTAGCACAACATGCACTTTAATTGAACACGGGGGCGGGTAATCTGGCCCGCCCCATTTTAAGGAGACAAGAAATGAACGTTAGAGAAGCATTGGATACATTGGCACAGGTCGTGGAGCAATACTTTCGTGGATTACCAGCAGAACAAAGAATAGTGCAACAGGCGATGCAAGTAATAATCAAGGCAGCACTACCGGGAGAAATGCCGGTAGCACCCTCGATGCCAGAGAAAGATGTCAAAAAGAAGGAAGCGTCAGATGGAAACAAGAAGTAGAGAATTTCTGTCTCCTGGTTGGTGGTGCGTTCCTCCCACCAACCGAATTAAGGAGTGACAATGACAAAAATGACGTTATCATACGCTGATCTCTACACGCGCGTGAGTAATTTCCTTGCCCTCACGCCTAATGGTACAGCACCAACTGGGACCAATCTGACGACGTGCAAAAATCTCGTTGATAGAGGCATCCGCCAGTTTATTTATCCGATGGACTTGAAATATGGCATCGGGCACGAATGGTCGTTCCTCAAACAGTATTGGTCGTTTAGTACAATAGTGAGTCAGTGGAAATATTCGCTTCCTGTGGATTTCTCTGATCTGCTCACTGGGTTCACGCACGATAACAGTCAAGCCCTGCCGACATTGAAGAAAGTGGACGGACAGCAGATCAAGGAGATGAGGAGTTACACTGTGACAAGTGGGTGGCCCTATTTCTATGCGGTAGTCCCACAGAAATACGACATCGAGATCGGCACCACATACGAACTGTGGATGTACCCGAACCCGAGTCAGAAGTTTACGTTCTCAGCGTTCTATCGTCCTGATCCTGTTAAGTTGGCAGCAACTACAGACTTGATGATCGGTGGGATCATGGCTATCGAGGCGATCTTGGAATCGTGTTTGGCCGTGGCCGAAACCCAGGAAGAGGACAACACCTCCACACATCATCAACAGGAAGCAACGAGGTTGATTCAAACAGCTATCCGGTTTGATTCAAATAAGGCAGACACAGAAACGATAGGCAATCTGTACACAGGTAATACCACTGGGTTGGATTCCAATGTGGGGGGTGGGAAGTGTACTCGATTCGCTTACGTCGATCAAAACGATATTTATTCACAGAGTTAAGGAGAAGGCCCACGGACGCGGGGAATGATAATACGTATCCCTTTTAGGAAGGAACAAACATGAGTGCAGGAAACTTTTTTGAAACACAACGTAAGGCTTACGACATTAGAACAGTATCACTGGCCACAGCAACTGGAGCTATCACCTACACGGCCAGAGTGGGTGGAACCTCGGACAATTTTATTCACGACCGCGTGATCCGGGTTACTACCACGTCTACATTCAGCATGACGATCACAGTCCCTGATGGCACGTACTATGGTCAATTATTGTTGGTGATCTTCGAGGTCGAAGCCAGCAATGAGACCGTAAATGTCACTACCACCACTGGCGACAACGCCACACAGATGACCGCCGCAGGTGGGTATAGTGAGTTGCAGTGGCAAGGAAGCACCCTTGGTTGGGTTGAACTGTCGAATGAGGCTACCTAAAATTAACCTGGGGCGGGTTAACTACCCACCCTATTAAGGAGTTTGATATGGGACCATCAATACCCGCAGTTAGACAGTACCACTGGAGACCAGCAGGCATACTCACCACCGTACAAGCTGCACTCACTACAGACAAGAGTGCTGCTACGGTAGACGCCCTTACCGCTACTGGGATCGTCAAACTCTTGCCGGACGACGGCACTGTTGCCCTTGAGTTAAGGGTTCGAGGGCTGGCGTCTGACGGTGACAGTAATGTGTTGAACGTGTACGCTATGCGCGATCCCAAGGGCACTGGCGATCATTACACTCTGATTGGCACGCTGACATTGACTACTGGAACACAGATATTCTCGACCGGGAATCTATTCGCAGACACAGTGACGATTGCGTCCGAGTTGTGGATTGACGACATCGTTCTGATGAGCGACGCAGCCAACGGTATCGCTCGGGTGGCTTTGAATACGCAGGGTTACACGCATTTTCTGTTCATCGCAACGACTCTCGGTTCCACTTCAGTTATCGTTGACTACGTGAGGGTATAGCCATGACACAACAGAATATGTACTTGAAAAACAGAGCACTCACTGATTTCAACGGTATCTCACCATCAGACAGTGTGTTTGTCGTGGGTGATGGGACGAAGTTCGTGGGTGAGTCTGGGTCTACGGCTCTAACCAGTTTAGGAGCGGCGGCTGACGCCGACGTAACCAAGAAAGACGCTTCAGTAGCCTACACCTCTACCGGGGTTGGGTTCAGAGACGAAAATGATATGTTGTCAAACGATGCCACTGCCCCACCCTCTCAGCAATCAGTATCAGCGTTTTTGTATAGCCAACTTACCTATGATGGGGATGTCCTCACGTATGATGGTGACGTATTGACCTATATTTAAGGGAAAATAAAAATGCCAAAAGGAAAAGAAAAAACAATTGCTTTACTGTCAATAACTACTATCGCCGATATGAACGCAGTGACGGCCACAACTCTTTACACGGTTCCTATCGGTAAGACGTGTGTTTTGTCTCATGCCATGTTGAGAGTTTCTGCTGACCAAGGGGCCTCTCTTGCATTCACAATAGGCCAAGTTGGGGCACTGACAGATTTTGTAGGGACAACAAACGGGGATAATCTTGATGTAGCAGGTGATGTAATTAGAGCAGCACCTGTGCCTGGTGCAACACCAGCCACTGAAAAGGAGTATACCGCAGCGAAGATTATTCAGATTAACGTAGCCGTGGGTGGTACTGCGGGTGTTGGGACGCTGTACTTGTTTGGAACCGAAGACGACGCATAATAGGAGTTTAAGATGCCAGAAGGAATAGGATACGGGAAATATATGAAGCCAGTGACTAAACCGGCCAAAAAGAAACTCAGGCGGAAGAAGAAAGTAGGGAAATCCTGATGCCTATCTATGGAAGAAAAGATAAAAAACTGAGGCGGTCTACTGCAAAAAAGAAAGACTACCTTAAAGCAAACGAGCACCGCATAGCGAGGGGTGACAAGAACACTCCAACGTATGCTCAATGGGCTTCTGCTTCTAAAACAGAAAGAGGACTTATGAAAGCTGGTGTGGGCCAAAAGAGACTTAGGCGGATGAGGAAGAAATGATCGAATTGACGCCACCCATCCGGGGTATTAGCAAGGGCCTACCTGTAGACAAAGAACCCATCACTACATCTGGATACATGAATAACGTGCGCCCAATAGACACCCTCGAAAGAAGGCTCCGGTTGGGACAAAGGCCGGGGTTAGACAAGTGGGGTGCTGGGGTTCAGATCGGGGCGGCTGAACAACCTGTGGTAGCACTCACTGTCGTCGCTTCAGTTTTATAGGGATTAGTATGGCTACAGGTGATCCAACAGGTTCTGATTTAATTGTTGGTACAACTGACGGAGATACTTTATCGGCAAGTCCAACCCCAGAATTAAGGGAAGTGACTTTTTCATCTTCTGTTGCTCTGTTGTCTGGAGTAAAATATGCCATTGTTATAAGAACACTAAATGCTGGAGCCAGTTCTGTTATTGAGGTTCATGGTGTATCTTTGGGTGGAGACCCTTATGCAAACGGTATCCATGTACCGTCTACTAATGGTGGCTCTACATGGGGTATTCAAATAGATACTGCCGATATTTATTTTGTTACAAAAGCATCTGGTGATTCTAAAGATTCACACACAGGTAATGAAAACTTAGTTATGATTATATCTCAAGGAGTGGACATTTGGGAAGCCCAAACCTTTACCACTACTTCTGCATATACCATAAGTAGCGTTGTTTTATCTATGGCACGATTCCTTTCTCCGGGTACTGTAACTGTAAGCATTCGTCAAGTGGAAGGGGAGACATACTTTACACCTCCTGTCCCTTCTGGATTAAATACAATAGCAACTGTTAGGCGTTTAGTCAGTGCGGCAAACTCGAAAATTTGGTATGAAAGTATATAAACATGGCTGTCTCAATAGACGAACAACCTATAATCAAACGTCTTGTAACAGCCGGGAATAATGACGTTTATTACGAGGATTTAGACGTGGCTGCTGGAACAATGACAGAACTTGATACAAGTAGTGGGGCAATTGACACCTCAGACCAACTCACAATGGTTTCTGCTTTCCAGAAGGTGTTTATAGCTAATGGAGCTAACCTCAAGGTGGCCGACTTTATTAATACTAAACTCACCATTACAGCTTTAACTACAGCCCCGACAAGAGGGACAATAGTAACACAAGTCACCTCTGGGGCGACCATGATTGTTGATTTTGTTAATACTGCCAAGACTGAAATATATGGTTACGTCACAAGTGGAACCTTCACCACTACAGCAGGACATACTTTATCTGGTGGTAGTATGGACCCAACAACACGAGTGCCGTCTGCCGTCACGGCCAACCCCCATTGGTATGATTGGACCGTATATCCCGATGGGTCTTCGGGAGCAATGCCTGAAAAAGCGTACTTAGTTTTTGTATACCGGGGTCGTGTAGGATTGTCGGGTAATCCGCAATATCCAAATCAATGGTATATGCCCGAAGTTGGTAATCCGTTCAACTGGTTATATGGTGCGGATAATCCCATGTCTGCTGTGGCGGGGAACAACGCCGATGCCGGGCAGTGTCCTGACATTGTTAGATCAACAATATCGTTCCATGATGATTATATGATTTTTGGTGGGGCTTCTACTATTTGGATACTCCGAGGCGATCCCGTGGCTGGGGGCTCACTTGACAACCTCAGTGATACCACTGGGATGTTTGGAGCTAACTCATGGTGTTTTGATGATTCCCGTAATTTATACTTCTGGGGATCGGGCGGTCTGTATGAACTCAAGTCTGATATGTCCAGTATCAGGAACCTGACTGAAATGGTTCTCCCTGACATCATTAACGACGAAGCCGCTGATCCTTCAACCCACCGGATCACGATGGGGTATGACAAGAAACGACATGGGATTGTTGTGGCCATCACCGTGCTGGCAACCGGAGTGAACTCGAACTATTTCTACAGCTTCAAGACCAAGGGATTCTATCCCGAATCTTACCCCAACGAGTGTGGACCATATTCGATTTTCTACTACGACGCGAACGATACCACTTTCGCTGATCTTCTGTTAGGGAGTAAAGATGGGTATATCAGGAAGTTCCTCACCTCCGCCAAAAATGACGACATTGGTGGGTCGGATACTGCTATATCGTCTTATGTGACATATCCGATTACACCACTATCTCAGGTCGAAGATCAAAATGGCAAATTGACCGAACTCGTTTTTGATTTGAGTGGTGGTGCCGCCGGGGGTGACGCTGGTGACACTGATGGTGTAACTTATGAACTACATAAAGGCAATGACGCAGAGACAGTTCTCGAAGACATCGTTGACGGGGCCACTGCTTTTTTGTCAGAAACCTTGTCAGGCACAGGACGAAAGAATAAAATAAAACCAAGGATGAAGGGGGCGTACTGGGGGTTGAAGTTATTCAACTCTACGGCCTCTGAAACATGGGCAATCAATAGAGTGTTATACGGTACAATTAAAGCCGGGAAGGTGAGATAATGGCTGGAACATATTATCAAGCAATAGCAGAAGGGCAACGGTCTGGACAAGCCGGGCGAGTAGTGCCATCTGGTTCAGGCAGAAATATTACATATCGTTTCGTCCCTTCTGGTGGTAGTAGAGGTGGTGGGAGCGGTGGAGTGCCCAACCAATATACCGATTTCCTAGCTGATTTCCAAAAGCGAGAAGAGGGGGCGCGGACATCTAATCTCGCACGCGAGACTGAGATCAGAGGAACATACGACGAGTTAATCAACCAAGACCAGGGAGCATTCCGTACCGCTGGTTTAGCTGACATCGAGCGAGGCAAGACTCAAGCAGTTGGTGCGGGCACACAGCAGTTAATCTCGTCTGGGTTATATGGCACTACAACCGCTGCGGCGTTACCAGTTCAAGCCGAGGGCCAAGCTGCTCGGTCTCGACTCAAACTCGAAGACATAATCCAGCAAAGAACCAACGAATTAAAGTTGGGTAAAGCTGGGTTTGTTGAGAGAATAGATCAACCTTATCCTGATTATGGGTTGTTGGTAAAAGCAATGGCTGCACAGGGACAACGTTAATGGCTCTTACTTCTAATATCAAGGATGGCGATTGGGTATCAGTCAGACAAGCTGCTGCTAAGCTTGGGTCTATCAAACTTGGGCCTACCTCTACTCCTACGTATGCTGGTCTTACCTTAACGGGACTAACAGATACACATGTTTTATACTCCAATGCCTCGGTTCTTGCAGGGGACAGTTCCTTCGTTTGGGATGATGGTGCAGCCAAAGCCTTGACAATAGGTGGAGCGTCTGTTATAGGATTAAACTCTGTAGTATTCCAACCTGATACAGATTCCACGACGTTCCTACAGATTCTCGATCAGGATGGTAGTACACCCATCTTTAATGTGGACAGCACAAACGAGTGGGTTGGTATTGGGAGAGTTCCCACCCTTCGGGCGCTTGAAATTGAAGACCAAAATTCATCTTTTACTGGGATGAGGATAATTAAGGGAAGTGCCATAGGTGAATTGGGTTGTAGTAATAATGCTTTTGTTATATTTGGATCTTTTTCTAATCATCCCCTCTATGTAATACAGAATAATTCTGTAGGTTTAGGTATATCCACTTCAAAATTCGTGGCTATTGGTGGGGGAATTACAAACGCGGAA